CCTACTACTTTCCCAATGTTTCAACTACTTTACCAATAACTTTGATCAACAGATTACTGGGCAACATATTGTCACCTTTGATAATCTCTTTGCCTTCTTCATCTAGAATCAGTGTTTTTACTAGGCCAATCATTGAGGCCATATCCTGTTGATCTGCATTGGCCAGTTTCATAAACATTTCCAATGGTTGGCGGTCCCAAGAATAGAATTCAACAGGCTCCCCAAACTCCTTGACGGTGGCTTCATCGTCAATGATGAACGGGATTAGTTTTGGTTTTGCTGCGATTTGTGAAAGTTTCATCTTTTAATCTCCTTGTCTTTCAATCAGTGTATGAGCCAATACCAACATAAATTTGATACGACTCTGTGCTTTTTCTATATCGCCACGAGCACACTTGATTTCATTAGTGGCTTTGGCAATTTCTGCTACAAGACTTTCAAGCAATTGCTTGTCTGTCTTTTTATCTAATACATCCATATGTCTACCTCTTGTATTTAGTTGACCATAAAAGAAAGGGGGTTTTTACACCCCCTTTCAGTCACTTGCGTGATTCGCTCCCAGGTTGGGATTAGGTGGCTGCTACTGTGTATTCACCAGCAACTGTAATAGTTATTGGTGTTACCCACACAGGTGCATCAGCTGATACTGTTGGTGCTAGACCAGTGATGTAACCTACACCCTTGATATAGCGGTCAGCACTTGCTTGGCCACTTGTGCTTTCAACAAACTTCAAGATGAAGTTGATCAAAGTCTTGTTGCGGCTGCAACCTAATAGACCTTGCTCAAGAATGGTGCCTGTTGAAGTTGCAGCAATCACTGTTCCAAAGAACACTGCATCGTCAACTACCAAGTTCATAGAGATTGAGTTTGTAGAGGTTGTTGCTACCTGCTTCTTGGCTGTGGAATCTAGTTGACTCCAAGTAAAGACATCGTTAGCGGCGTTAATTGTAATATCTTGCAAACCAGACACTGTTAGTGCTGAGGCTTGTGTGATATCTGTTTCTGATGAGGCAACATCTAATGTCAATAAAATTGCATTAGCACTGCCTGGTCCTGGACTGATATATGCCATAATTGGCTCCTTTATGTTAGTTTAATGAATCGTAATTCTATTTGCGTGACAAGTTTGTCAGCTTCAAAACTGGTCTGAACATCTACTTCTCTGCTGTTAAATCCAGCAGCGGGTAGTATGTCCTTGGCAGCTCTTATGAGGCCAACAACTTCGTCGTAGTTTGGTGTCAATGATTTTGCATCATTAGCAAGGTAAACAGTAACGGCCACTGTGTCTCTGGTTATGTTCACACCACTTAGAGTGCTTATGATGGGTTCAACAATGTATTGATCAACTCCTACATAGACCTTTTTCAAGTTCTTGATGTATAGAGGGACTCCACTTTCACTAAATGGCAATTCAGTGCTGACAATGAATGTGCCAAAGTTTTGTGTCTGTAGATAATCAATGACATCTGTTCTCATCTTACTCTCTTAATGTTATACTGTCCTGGGCTTTTCTCTGACGACTCAACTGTGTTGTCATTGTCAAAGTCATACCAGTCACCAGCTGTGATAAGTTCACCAAATAAACTTTCTGATCGTTGAATGTAGTAGGCCATCTTCTGGCGTTCTGCACTGTCTTCGTTGCCAAAGTCAGCAATTGAAGGTAGAATGTATTCTGATAGTGCGGTGTAGACACATAGGTCAGTGAAGTCATTTAGACGACCCTTGATCCTGTTAGCATTAACAGCAGGGATATCTGCCACGGTATTATATACTGTAGCTTGATCACGCCTGGTGTAGTATGCCTTCCACCAAGCACTGGCACGCAGTTTGGATAAAATGCGTTCTGTTGCTCTTACTAACTGTGTTTCCACTGCATCATCAGAAAGGCCTTCGTTGGCTTCAAACAGACGAGAGTCTTTGTCAACCACATCTTGGAACTCAGCAAAACTGATTACCGTGTTATTTTCCGTTACGAAAGCCATTCTATTCTCCTATTAACTCAATTCAGAGTCAAACTTCAATGAGATACCATAAGCATCATACAATTCACCAACACCATAATGGCAACTTGCAACTACATCAGTGCCTAGGAAACTGGCACGACGCTGTGTTTCAATTGTAATATCACCAACCAGTGCTAGACCCAATGCATCACGGTGGAATACACCGCCTGGGAAGTCGCCAGCGTTGGTTACATACGCAATGTTTGCACTTTCGTAGATTGGAACACCAGCCAACTGGCCAATGTAGCCCATACGCATTGCTTCATTGCTAACTTCAGAAACACCGCCACCTGCTGTGAACGCAACGGTTCCGCCAGTGGTCAATACTTTCTTCAATGTGTAAGCAATTTCTGGGTGTAGAACACAGGCAATACCTTCCATACCAATACCTTGAGCACGGAGTTTAGCCACTGCTTCAAAGATTGCTGCGGCTGAAATGTTGGTTGTGTAATCATTTGTGAATGTTACGCTGGTTGAGAAACCTGCTAATAGAGCACCTAGATCAGCGTCCATCTTGCGGGCTACTGCCTCACCAAATAATCTGCCTAGGTCAGCAACTACATTGCTGGCACTTTGAACCACTGACAAGTCAGTTACCATTGTGCGGATTGCCTTAGGGCTGATAGTGATTGTTCCAGAACTTGTAGAAACTGCTGTGTTAGAAATCTCATCACCTTCAGTTAGAGCGGCTGCTGTTTGTTGTGGGTAGATTGGAACTGTCACAACTTTACCTTGACCTGGAGCCAAAGAATAGTTACGAACTAGACCTCTCATAATACTTCTTTCAGAAGCAACGAACATTGCTTCTTGCACGATAGACGGCAATAAGTCGTCTAGTGTTGATGTGGTTGAACCTGCCATAATAATATCTCCTTAATTAGATTGTTAGGCTATTCCGTTCTTCTTGCGGTAATCCGCATAGATTTTACGGTGTTCTGGATTTTTCATATCCAGTGATTTAATGTCTACTTTGCCTTGTCCACCAGAGAAATTACTTTTGGTATTTGTAGTTGTAGGATTGGCCAGTTTGAAATGCGGATTGGAATCTAAGAATTCTCGCACTAGGTCTTCAACACCAAGAGCCTCGCCCTTGTCTGTGTATCTAACACTGCCCTTTGCATCTACCACTTCAACATCACCACTGTCATTAAGTCTTACATTTGTTGCAAGAAGAGCCTTGACCTGTTCAGCATTTACCGCATTATATTTGGCAGCGGCTGAAAGTATGGGCACATTCACTTTGTATTCTTTAATGACACTATCTCTCTTGGAGATTTCAGCATCTTTTTTGGCAGCTAATTCCTTAATCACAGATTCAAATTCTCCCTTCTTGACCTGTTGTTCCTGTTGACGCTTTTCCCACTCTGTTTTAATAGAGCGTAGTTCTTCAGGATCACCTAGATCTTCATAGGGTTTGAGAAGTTTCTTTTGTAATGAACCCTTCATACGGGCCATCATTCCATCTACTTCATCTTGTGTATAAGTCTTAGTTGCTTGTGCCTGATTTTCAGTGTAATCACTTGCCGCATCAGTTGCGTCGTTTGTTGCCAATGTTTCTTGTTGGGCCATTGTCGCCTTCGCCTCCTTTAGAGTGTTTAATAAGTTATTTATTAGAATGAAGTAATATCACTCTGATAAACGGTTTCTTAAATCGTTTAGTTGCTTTCTATTCTGTTGAATCAACACCTTGACTGGTGTTGCAAACTCTCCATAGCCTGGATATGAAAACAACCATTCTGATTCTTGATCATTGCTATCTAATTCTTCTGCCATTGCCTCAACTATGTTATCTGGCAAATCTAGAATATACATTCTAGCCTGGTATTGTCCCAAGGGCTCTAGTGTATCTGTGTCGTGCCAATGCTCTATGCTAATGGCACCCGCTTTATATGCACGAAGACTCCAAGGGCACTCTTGTTGAATGCTCTCAAAGTATTCTAGCCAATCAACGCTTTGGTGGCTTCTTGCCTCGTCCACGGCCTCTGCCCATTGCTTTTTTAACTTGCATCGCTGTCTCCTTAAGATTCATCTTTGTGATAATAACCCTGTGCCATATAGGCAATGTGTTCTTGTTCAGTGCGGGCAATGACTTCATCACCTTCTGCATTGCACATTATGTGAGGCTCAAATACTGGCTCAGCTGGTAAGGCTTCTTGCCCTTGTGCCATATCAGCGGCGAAGTATACTTCAGGATCCTCACCCAAGAACTCTGCAATCTTACCATCAATAAGGTCAAATACCTTGGGATTTGTGGCGGCTGCTTTGGCCTGTTGCAGTTGTGTGATTTCTTGTGCGGTGTCACGAATGTTGAATGAGCCTGGATATTCTATTTCACCTTGCCAGGTTGTGCCCATATAGGAACACCATATGTTCCACATTTGTTCTTCTGCTAGTTGTAGATTATCTGCTTTTTCTGATAAGC